GATAATATCCATTTACATTTTGTGTGTTCTCTTCTGCATTAGATAAATTGGCAAACAAAGTATTTGCATAACCATAAGAACCTATTCTTTGATTGTCTAATATATACCAACTACTTGTAGAATCAGTTCTTTTAATCATTACAAAAGCAGGTTCAAATCCTGTTTCTACAATAGGTCCTGAAGCAGAACCATTTCCTGTATAAGACCCTATTTTAGAATATCCATCTACTGAATGGAAGCAGTAACTAATAAATTGTTTACTTGAGCCATTTACTTCCGTATAAGACGCAAGATTTAAAACAGTTGATGATGGCGCAACACTATTAAACATAAGTGGGCTATTCGCAGGATTATCATTTGAAGTTGTATTTAATAGCATATAACCATCTTCAGGATTTCCTGATTGCCCTATTCTTGAATCTTTATGATATGAAAACCAATTATGTGCATTAGATGTTGATTTTATAATAACAAATTCAGGAGCAGATGATAGTCCGTGACCTATCGTAGCATTTGAAACGCCATTTCCTGTATACTTCACAATAGAAAATCCCGCATCTTGATTAGCTGACACTTGCGAAGTAATTGTCCCATCTGTATTTGATACTGCTGTTCCCCCTGCTTTAAAACACCAACTAACAAACGTTTCACCACTAGTGTTTATCCCAGTGTTATTAAAAGTCCATCCATCGCTATCAAAACTTGTATAATAAGATTGTGTAAATTCTGCATTTGTGTTGTGACTTGCTACGGACTTTGTTACTCCTCTAACACTATCGGTAAGGTTATGCCCTGTAGTTCCATTTCTTTGCTTATTCCAAATTAAATCTGGTTGAAAACCAACACCAGTTATAGACCTACCCGATGCACTATTTCCCGTATAGGTTACTGGCGCAAAATTTTCTGTATTTACAACACCGCCGCCACCGATTGGCATTATTTTTTTAAATGTACTCATATTAAGGTGTTGTGTCTGAAGTATAAGGTGCGACAATATAATTTAAGATTGCATCTGAATCATTATCGTCAATACAATAAACAACTATGTGATTTGTATTTGCTCCATCGTAATCAACCGCAGCCAATTTGTTAAATGTTGAAGTTGAAAAATCTGAAGAAAATGTGATTGTTTGTGCGCCAGTAAGAAGTATGTCAATTGCTTGACCCTTCTTCATATTTTGCAAATTAAGTGTTGTTGCGCCGGTTAAACTTGAAGTGAATTCAAATATTGAATAAGACGAAGTGTCTAAATTTACCGTGCCACTTGTCGAAGTGATGTCTTGTTTTTCTGTGAACCTTGCATCAAGTTTTTCATAAGTGATTGAATCGTCAGCAACGGTTGTAAGGGCGATTGACTTGACGTGAATCATTTCAATGGCACTTCCGTTTGGCGGTGCGGTTGTGAATGTCACCGTTGTTCCGCTTGTGGAATAATTAGATTTTGATTGATAAACACCGTCAATGTAGATTTGTGTATTGTTTTCGGTGCTTATTGATTGTGATGCCGTGAATCCGGTTGTTGATCCGTCACCGGTAAATGTGTCGACATAAATGTTTGATAAATCACCACCGCCGATGGCACCCCAAGAAGTTGTATATCCTTCAAATTCATTTGTTGTTGAATTGTATCGGAACATTCCCGCACTTGGTGATCCGGGTCTTTGTGCGGTTGTCCCCGAAGGTACGCCAACACTTTCAGTTCCTTCAAGTTGAACATTGTCAACTATCATTGCCGCGGTGATTTCATTGTTTGAAACAACGTCAGACGTTCCAAGGCTTACAGCACCGGTTTGTGAATTTACACTTGTCACAAGATTTGTGTCGTCTAATAATGAAGACAAATCAAGCGTAAATGTTGAAGCATCGTCACGCGTAAACGTTACAATTCCCGACCCGTTTATTGTTCCACTTGCGATTGCTCGTGAATCTTCGTCAAGGTAAGTTGACAAATCAACGGTGCTTGTTGTTCCGTCTGCTCGTGTTAATGTGAGAATGTCGGATGCAATTGATAAACTTTGTCCCGAATATAATTCGGTCGTGTTGTCATTGACCTTGTCGAATGCGGTTCTTAACGGATCACCAGTCCCGTCATTCGCAGTTGTCCCTATGTTAATTGTTTGTTTTGCCATCTTTTATCTTTTATAAGCAAGTTGGTTTTGAATCTATATTTATTGTAAATTGATTAGAACTGTCTCCCCACCAAGATGAGCAGTAAATGTTTCCCCAATTTATTGTATTTGCCATTACTCTTGTGTTCTATCTGCTGTATAAATAGTATTATCTGCTGTATAGGCTGTATCATCTGCACTTAATATTAAAGTGCCTGCCCAGCAAGCAGGAGCAGAAAAAGAAGGTATTGAATACAAAGTATTAGCTGAATTACCAAACCAAGTATTACAATATATTTTTCCCCAACTTATACTATTTGCCATATTTAATACAATTACTTTTTTTGGTTTTTGTTATATAAGCTAAGTATTGTTTTAACTTATTTACGTTTTCCTGTTTTGGTTTATATCTTACAGAACCCATCCACTAAAATTTGCGTTTTTATCTGGATATACATCGTCATTACTATTCGTGTAATATTCAGGAAACTTACTACTTGCTTCAAAGCTCATATAATTAATAAACCTATCTGTATAGTATTGTGCTATATTCCTTTCTTTTTGTATTAAAAAGTCTACTTCGTTTTTTTCTACGTTTGCGGCATTTTCTGAACTATGTTTAAAAACGCCCTTATTAGCGATTGTATATGCCGCGAAGGGTAAATACTCTACTAATGCCCAATGTATCAGCATCGGCTTTATATAGTCGTTTACAAGGTTTAAATAATCACCTGCTAAACTACTTGCTTCTATATCAGCTTGAATTTTGTTATATAAGTCAGTACCTAAGTAATTTTGTATATGTATATCTTGAGCGATCTTAATATATTGTAAATACTTGTCTGTATCTACATTCCCATTAACAGAACTAAACTTTACTAAATCTTTTCTTGTTATAAATAATGCGTCTGCCATTTTATCTTGGGTTTAAAAATCCTTTATTAGGCATATCAACAGGGCGTTTAGCTACCTTTGGGTCATTAACTTCAGGGCTAAAGCCTTCTCTTTTTGCCTCGTTTACACTTATTTCAGCATTAGGGTTAGTAGCATCTGGCTTAACATCTTTTGCAGCATAGGTTTTACGCATCCAAAAATGATGACAACTTCCGCCACCTTTATATAACCAGATATCGTATGTATCGGCACCTCTTGGACCCCAGCCAGCATTAACTGCCATTTGGCTCATTTGCATTATATCTTCTTTACGATATATTTTTGCAGCATTAACCATTTTTTTACAAAACTCCCTGCTGTTGTCTTTGGTTCTTAATGGTGCATACTGGTAACGAACTTTAAACTTCATATCGTCAGCCTCGCCATCTTGCTCGCTACCTGCATTTGGTCTAGCACTACCTGTACTAGCTAACCCAATCATTTTATCTAAAGCTTCTTCCTGTTCGTAATCTACTTGTCTTTCGTCAACTAAATCCCAGTTTTCTAAATCTTCTTCTTCACCAAACTCTTCTAACAAATCAAACATTTTATCATCAGGAAAATCAGCTGAAAGTTTAACACCTGTTTCTTCTTCGCGTGCTTCGTCTGTTATAGCGTTGTTTGTTTCTATAAACGCTAAAGGCTGTAAAGTTTTAAAGTATAGTTTTAGTGATATACCATTTACAGCTAAAATATCGTCTATATGCTCACAAATTAATTCTTGGTAAGGTTTTATAGTAATATTGTCAAAAAGTAAAGCAGCGGTCTTTATTTCATCAGCATTTGAGCCCAGACCGTTGTTTTCTGAACGTATTCCTAAAAGTAAAGGGCTTGTAACTCTGTGAGCAACTATTAATTTATTAGAACATTCTCTTGAAAGATATTCGTAGTGCTGAGGTGCATCGTTTAAAGGCATATCGTCAACAGTAGTTTTACTTTCAGCATTACTGTTAAAAGCAATAATTACTTTTTCGCCCCTTGCCCCTGTAAGTTTACGCATAACGTCAGACTTAATCTGCATTTGCTTTTCTCTGTCAGGGATACCATTATTAAAGTTGACTACCTTCGTTCCGCTAAAGCCATTTTGTACATCATTAATTAAGTAGTCTGCTATCTCGCTTTCAAGTTCAGCATACGCTAGACCACCTTGATAATCTACAGGGCAATAATAATCATACCCTGAAACGTATTTTTTTACAATTTTAATTTCAGGTTCGTTACCGTTGCCAAAGCCAAAAGCTGCTATTCTTTTAGGTTTGTCGCTACGTTTTACCTCTTTCCAATTATTGTGATAGTAATAAGCTTCAATTTCTCCATCATCATTACACTTTTCAGCCCGTAAGGTTTGTCTTGGGAAATGTTCAGCTCTTACTACTTGACCTTTTTTGTAAAGCACTTGAAAAGCGCCTTCACCTAATAATTTTAGGTCTAGTGTTACTTTGCGTAAGCAACTATCGTGAAAGATAGATCGCATTGAAGCATACTCGTCAGGTTTTGAACTATTATCCAAAGCATCTAGACCTTTACCGTAAATCATATTAGTAATACCATTTATAATAGCATTGTTAGTTGTGGATTCGGTATAAAGGTCTATTAGGTAAGAATAATAGTCGTTATCTTCTCCGTACTCAACCCAATCACGGTTTTTGTCCTCACTTATTTTAGGTCTATTGTAAGAAGCTAG